TAATCAATTGCATCGTGCTGGTCTTTCACGTTCGTTCCCCAATGTCGTAAAACCAATCGTCACCAGCTGACCATTTGCGTGACCCGTCTACTGTCCAAATGTGGCGTGATGCTTGAAAGTCGGGGAACATTGTTTCAGATGGAATAAGCGACTGGTCGTACCAAAGGCATCGGTTGTTAGGCTGCGCTGCAAACTGACCATTATCTAACCGGATAAAATTAAATGATTTATGTTCCTCTGCAACTTCAGTAAATCCTGTGTCTACATCCATGCCGTCGGCACAAAAATCCACGGTAAACAAATATTTGCCAAAATGCCATTCTTTGTCTTTGCCTAAGAATTTAACCCCAAGGTTACGCAAGCCGATCTTTTCATGTACGGTAAAACTGTATCCCATGCAATCCCAAAGCTGTAGCGTGTCAATTTCCAAATGCCCATGTAACTCTGTGTACCAAACATAAGCGTGTATAGGCAATTTGTCGTAAAGCGCACCATAATTTGGTAAAAGGCTTTCTATGCGGAATACTTGACCACGCAATGCTTTAATGCTGACCCAAATAGCTGGTTCATATTCGCCATGCCCATGTTCAAAGTTATACAAATACTCTTTCCGCACAAAACACTTTATTGGCGGTAAGTTTCCAATGATGTAGCTCATATTAAATCCATTTGCTTTGGCATTACCTTCCATTCCCTTTCGGCCCGACCAGATTTGCTTTGAACGTTGCGACCAGTTAGCAGGATTTCATGATTGCGTTCTAATTCACTAAGCCGCCTGGCAACTTGATTGCCATCGAGTCCTGTAATCGTGGCTATGCCGTCTTTGCCCATCGCCCCATACTTGCATAAGGCTGCAATGATTATTGTGGCGTGTTGAGCCGCTAAAGCCTTTGCAGAGTCGGCAGCAGCCCAACTGGTTGACGGGTCGGTGTTTCGAGCGACTTGGTTCATCTCACACCTTTTGCTTTAGCAATGATTCGTTCAAATGCGTCACTATGACTCATTCCCAACGCTTTTTTAATTAAAGAAAGTGATTGAGCAATAATTGGATTCAATGTAATTGGTGCGGTTTTGCGAATTGTTTCCAATGTTGTTTTTGCATCTTCCAATGCTTCAATATCTGCGCTGTTAACTTGCCAAAGCGCATCAATGTCCATTTCAAGTTCACTTTCAATGTGTGATTTAATTTCTCTTTTGGTTTTAAACGTAAATGAGATTATGCCAAATTGATTTGGAGTAGGTTGTTCCATTTCTTGGGCATATAATTCGTCTTTTAACTTACGAGCTGCAACAATAGCTTTGTCAATTTTTTCATCGTCTTTATATCCCCATCCAGCACAATCTGAAAGTGCATCAATAATTAAATCAATCTTGTTCATGTCATTAGCACCGATAAAAGTGGAAAGAAACCAAACACCAACGCCAAGCCGATTAGTCCAATCACCCACGCAATAGGCGGTATGCGGTCATCAGGTCGTTTGTAATCACGCATTTGGCGAGCCGTGCGACCCGTCCAGTTTGGTTTGCTCATGTCTGTGCCGTAAGGCCAGTTACGCTTATTCATCGCTGCCATTTTCCTCGTTAGCTGTCACGGTTTCAATGTGGTTAACGTCAATAAAGTGTGTGTACATTGGCACAGCACACATCAGCACCTCGTCACGGTCAATTTTTATGTACGGTTCGCCATTGCTGTCTGTTTTTACGCCATCGGCAAATTGATCCATCAGTTCTGCAATCTTTTTGTCGGTCAGCTCACGGCTAAGTTCACGCATCAACTGGCGTTTGCCTTCGTCTGTCATTTGGATGTATGAGTATTTCATTGCTTACCCCTTAAATCCGTTGGCTTTCAGGAATTGCTGCTCGTCTGGGCTTGCCATGCAAATTGCCATCATGTGTTTTTGCAAGTATGCCGTTAACTTTGCACGATTCTTGTCAGATGGGTTTGCTTTAAATGCTTGAATAAGTTTGTTCATTTTATGCAGCCCCTAACAAACGAGCTGCCTCTGACTTCAATTCTTTGTTGCTGATCTCTGAGAAATCAACACCTTCCATCATCAACTTCATGTGCAAATCAAATGCTTGATCGCAATCAAGTGTTGGAAACCATTTCATCAAGTCTTTTGTTACTTTGTTCATTTTATGTACCTTTATTTGTTAAATGGCGTTGTTGCCATGACTAGATATTAAGCTATCTAAATAATAAAAGCATAGGTGTTTACCCTAGTTTTGCAATTATTTTTAATTTATTGGGGTTTTTACAACAAGGTGCGGGTACTCGCTGAACAAGGAGTGTGGAGGGACACGGCTTTCCCCGCAAAATAATTATAGGTTGTTTTTACGCTTGTAGAACGCTAATAAATATTGAAAACAATCCCACGCAGAGGCTAAATCATCCTCTGAATGTTCGATTAGTTTTACATCACCCTCGGCAGTAAAAAACACGTTGGCGCATCTTGCTGTGGGTTTACCAAGGCCGACACGGTAGGCAGCCAGTTGCATCAATTGCTCATGGTAAGGCACAACCTTGTCGAGTTTATCTTTGCTCTTAAAGTCGATCACAATGTTTTCAGCAATTAAATCCACCTTGCCGCCAAACCCTTCGTATGCAAACGAGCGTTCTGACTCCCAAGTTTGATCATGTCCAAAATGGATTCTGATCGACGCATCAACCTGATTAACGTAAACAGGGTAATCGTCTTGTTCGCCACGGTAAAAACGCTCTAATACGCCGTGCATCTGTGTGCCACGATCCATAGCGTCACGACCTGTACTCTTGCTGTCGGACATCACCCGCTCTAGCCAGTTTTCTTCTGTTTCGCCAGCAATGCGTGGCAACGTCAGCGCAGCCAATAAGACCTGTTGTTGCAGCCAAGTGTTTAAGCCAGGCTTGCCAATGATTCCAAGAATAGTTGTTACGCTAGGCTTTAGCCCCAGTTCCCTTGCGTCACGAACCGTTGTATTGCGTTCTTTGCCGTTCTTGCCAATGATCTTGTACGCTGGTGAACCGTCAGCTGCGTACCAATGGCCTGATTCTGAGTCTGCTGATTTGATAATCATTTTTGCACCTGTTTAGCTAGTGTTTTAAGCATTTTGATTGCATCTTGTAGGTCTTGCATGGCCCGTGCGTCTAAGACCATGTTTTCGTACCATTGTTGCAATCGCCAAGAAATAAGTATTGCTTCTTCTGATTGAGTCATTTAATTTTTAATAACGGACATTAATTTTTCAAGTTTTCCGTTTTTATCTAACTCTGACAAAACAGACATAGCGGCAGCGGTACGTTCAAGCAAAACAACATAACGTTCTAATTTATCAAAATTAGCCATTTTCTCAATAGCTGCCATTCCAGTCATCAAATCATGGGCAGATTTGCGTACTGAACCGCTTACTTTTTTTGATTGTTCCATTAAATTTTGTTCTGATTTTTGCATTTTTTGCAAAGACGTTTCAAGCATTTTTGACGATTCGTCAATTATTGACGCAGCATCTTCAAAATCTTTTGACATAATTTTTGCCCTATTTTTAAAATAATCGTTAACTTTTATGTGGCCAACAATGCTTTTGTGAGCTGCTGTTTTATCCCACATAAGTCCTTTACTATCTTGACCACATGGAAAAATGCCGCCAAGCGTAACAGTTTCAATTCCATGAAACATAGCAACCCCTAAAAAGGCACATCATCGATCATTTCATCAAGAGGCACGACAATCCCCTCTTTGATTTGACGGTATGCGTCAGACTTTGGTTTGGCAGCAACTGGTAACGCATCCTCCGCAGGCCGACCACCGAGCATTTGCATCTGGTCAGCAACCACCTCAGTTGTGTATTGATCCACGCCATCTTTGTTTTGCCACTTGCGAGTAGTCATACGACCCGCTACAAAGACCTGTGAGCCTTTTTTTAGGTAATCGGCACATATTCCTGCCAACTTGCCAAACGTCGTTATTCTGACCCATTCTGTCGTTTCCTTGGTTGCGGTCTTGTACCCCACCGCAATTGAGAAATTACAGATTGCATTAGAGTCAGCGGTGTAACGTACTTCAGGGTCTTTGCCCAAGCGCCCAATAAACTCGCAGCGGTTAAGATCGTTTGCCATTATTGTTGTTCCCAGTTTGCTTTAAATTGATCGTATGCAGCCTTCAATGGAATCTGTTGCTCTTTCAAACAAATAGTCCATGCTGCTCTAAATATGTCCTTCAGGCTTTCGTAGCTAACCGCTGATGCCATTTGAGCAATGGTGTTGTCTAGCTCAATGCCTTTTGGTTTCTCAATGACTTTGACTGGCGGTGCTTTGGTTGCTGCGTTACCGTCATCATCTTCTGACGCAATGCCAAGCGCAGATTGCAGGCTATAGCGTTTTGCATACGAAATCGCTGAACCGTAGCCTTGGGCATCTTGTTTACTTGCAGGAATAAACAACGTGCCACAAGACAGTTGCTCACCTGATTCATGGATAAGGACTGTTTCAACTGCCACGCCACCGTCTGCCGTATGCAACATCTGCACAAAAGCTAAACCGTTAGCGGACAGAGCAGGCCGCACAGCGTCAATGACTGATGCCAGACTTGAGTATGCAGATTTAAAGTGGGGATTTTTACTATCTTTGGCTGCGTGTGACATTGCTGCCTGAGCCGTGACTAATGCTTTTGCTAGTTCTTTCATTTATGCACCTGTATGTTGTCCTGGCGGGTATGCCAGTAAATAGATATTAAGGTATCTAAATACAGAACGCAAGCGGAAAACTCAAGGTTAAATATTTATTTGAGTTTCTTTGACAACCAATGTTAAGATTGCTACATGAATACAACAGAAATCATCCAAACATTAGGTGGCACATTTGCCGTAGCCAAGCTCTGCCGTGTCAGTCCGCCAGCTGTATCGCAATGGCGCAACAATGGTTTGCCTGGTGACAAGTTAGTGTTGCTGGCTGCCGAGCTTGAAAAAAAATCAGATGGCAAATGGTCAAGAAAAGAAATACCTAACTGGCAACAAATATGGCCTGAGTTGCATTAGACTGATTAAGCCTTTAGCAAGCATGAAACAAACAATGATAAGGGTCGTGTTTCATCAGGTTAGCTTTAGACCTTGACACATCGGAAAGACGGTGGCAGAATTGCATTGTTGTCTTGGCAGACGATGTAAGCCGTTTTAGTGTGTATTTTGATTCTCTTGCGCCTTGAAGCCGATAGAGAATGTCCCGAAAGGGTCTGCCAACAAAATACACTCTAAAACGGCTTTTTTATTTGTCTTTTGATAACCGTCAGAGAGCGTTATCTAATACGGTTAAATCGCCGGTACTCAAGAAAGATTGGCTGGTCTACACCCGACTGCAAGCCACGTAGCCTTAAATGGGGACTACACAAGATTAGAGAACACGGTGGGACAAGACTCTAACTCGATTGAACATTAACTCCGGTAGGATTGGTATTGTTCTGTTATAAAACAATATGGATCGAGTTGGACTGCGTAGGGAAACTACACGCTATCCACCCTTGGGAATACTATTGTCCAAATAATAAAAGTACGGGTAATCATTAAGATAAATACCTCTTGTGCATTGTGTTTAGATGGCTTAATGTGATGCTTTTATGGAGAACATATGTCAACAGAACAAAAGATATTGCGGTATTGCATCGAGCCTAAAACAACAGTTGATATTGCTGATTACTGTGGCCTTGAAAAGATCAGCATCTACACACAACTTGCCAAACTTCAGCGCAACAATAAGATCGAGAAACGTGGGGATGGCAGGCGTGGCTCACCTTGTGTGTATGTCACTATTCGACAAGCACCGACTGCTACAGAATCTTCA